CGCATTTCTTCATATAGTTCTTCTAATGCTTCGTGTTTATCTTTTTTAGTGTTTACTTTTAACAAATCACCGTAATCTACTATTACTAGATCTGGAGTATTTCCTAACATTACAGTTTTTTCAATATGTGCTTTAATACCCATTACACCAGTAGATTTAGTTGGATAATATTTTATGATCAACTCTCCTGCTAATGTTTCTAATTTTTCTTCGATGTCATCTGTGTAATTTTTTAAATTTTGTGCTGCAATACCTGTTATTACACTATCGTATCTTTGGCCTACATATGTGTCATTTAACTCCAATGTATAATGTATAACTGTTTTTCCTTGTTTTATTGCATTTGCTCCAATATTGATAAGCAACCAAGATTTTCCAATTCCTGCTGGCGCCATTACAACTCCCAATTCTCCTTTGCCTAATCCACCGTCCATTAAATCATCAATTACATCCCAACCTGTTCTAATAGTATCTCGTGCGGCATTTGTATATCTTGCTACTACCTCTTTTTTATATTCATGTCCAATGTCAGTGTCAGCTCCTGCTTTCATAGCAGAATCAATTTTGCTTTTTATTTCATCATAATTGCCCAATTGCAATAAATTAACAGAATCCATAATAGCTCTTTTAATTTCTTGGTTTTTACAAAATTTTAATATTTCATCTTTTACAAATGTTAAGTCATCTGACTCCATATACCGAAATATATCTTTTAATTGTTCTAAAATAGCTGTTTTAAATACATCATCTGTAATTCCTGTTATTTTAACTTTTAATACATCTTTACTTGGTGGAGTTTTATATTCTCTGAAATGATCTAATATAACATCTAATACCCAATTATTTGCATCTGATTCGAAATATTCAGGTTGTATAATATCTGCAATTTGTTGTAAAAATGATCGATCTATAAACATGGCCGCAAGCACCTTTACTTGGAACGACCAACCATACTCACTTAATTTATCTGTCATAACTTATTATATTAAAATAAAAACAGTAATCCAATACTATTTATGTGTTTGTTGTGCGAAGGCACTTAAAGAAAGCCAAGTGTTGTTTAACCAATCTGGCATATTTTTCATAACAGCCCACATTTTATCTTCCATGAATAATCTACGAAACTCTACTTTATTTAATGTGGTTATTGGTGATTGTATTATGTTACGAATATTTGATTTTGTTTGTGCTGGAAAATCTAAAATATTTAAATTCATTAAGTCCCAGTTTTCTTCGATTGTATCTATATTATCTAACATTTTTTGATATGTTTTAGATTCGTCTAATTTTTCTACACAATCTCCCCGAAGGTCTGCTGGTGTATAATCTAATGATAATGCTAAGTCAGGAATATGTTTTAATAATGTCTTTGGCCCTATTCCTTTAACTCCATTAATGTTATCTGATTTATCACCGGTAAATGTTCTATACATTACATAATTAACAGGGTGAACCCCAAATTCTTCCAATACAGTCTCGGTAGTATACATTTTCTTTTTAATGGGAGACCATACTTGTATTCTATTGTCAATTAATTGATAAAAATCTCTATCTGTTGAAACAATTGTAAATTTACTTTGTTCTTCTTTTGGTTTTAACAAATCTTCATTAAACATTTCAATTATATATGCTATAGTATCATCTGCTTCTATTCCATCCATTGCTAAAAATGTAACAGGTAAACAATCTAAATATGAAACTATTCTGCTAAATTGTCGACGCATTTCTTCTTGTTCTTGGTCGACGGTTATATCATAATGATCGTGTCGTCTTAATTTTGTTTTATTAATTCGATTTGCTTTATAATCTTTATTTATTTTTCTTCTTCTTTTAGAACCACCTATTCCATCAAATACTACAATACAACGACTTGGTTTAAAGTCCCTTACACATTTTCCTATACTATATAAAAATCCGGTAATACCTCCTACGTGATCGCCATCTTCATTTGATGAAGGAGTTGCTGAGAATGCTCGAATAAAGGTATTTAGACCATCAAATATCATGATGTGATCATTGACGTCCGATGGTCTATCTGCCTTTTCTTTTTGTAACTGGTTAAATAATTCTTGATACTTATTCATTATCCTTCTTCGTTTATTACTTCTTCATCTACGACTACATCATCAATGCCACCGTCTACGCCGGCTACATATTTGAAGATATATGCTTCGCAAATTCGATTGTATAATCGATTGTGGATATCTGTCTTGTTAATTATTTTTTCAGCGAAGTCTTTAGATTGAAATTTTATTTCTTCTAAAACCTCTCCGGTGTTAACATCTACGTCTTCATAAGTATACCAGGCTCCGCCTTGTTTTACTAGTTTGAAGTCTTTCATGATATTTAACCACCCTCCGTAATTATCAATTCCTGAATCGAAATATATATCATAATTAATAGAACGATGTGGAGGTCCCATTCTGTTTTTCACGATTGTGACCTTGGTTTTTATTCCTACCACTTGTTCTACACCATTTACTTTTGCTTTGATTTGTCCTAACGACTTCAGCCTTAATCTTACTGATGAGTGGAATGGTAATGCCTTACCTCCCGCTGTCGTCCATGGGTCTCCAAAACTAACACCTAACTTTGTTCTCAATTGATTTGTGAATATTAAACATATTCTTTCTCTTGCAATCCAGTTAGTTACCTTACGCATTGCTTTTGATAGAATAATAGATTTTGATGTCGCATAGCCATCTTTATCATATTCAGCTGCCATTTCGATTTTTGTAGATGCTCCCATTATTGAATCTACCACGATTGTTACCAATCGGTCTTTGTCTGATAGTCTTACATTGTCTACAATTGTTTCGATAGTTTCAAATATCTCCTCAACTGTTTCCATTGGAACATATAGCATTGATTTTAAATCAACTCCTATTGCTGTTAAGAATTCAGAGCTAGTTGCGGATTCAGTGTCAATATAAACTGCTAATCCGCCCCTCTTTTGTGTTTCTGCTAAGGTGTGGGCTGCAAGTAATGATTTACCTGAAGCTTCTAGTCCTGTTATTTCGGTAATTCTACCAACAGGAAAACCTCCGTTTGGCTTATTTGAAATGGCCAAATCTAGCATTGAACACCCAGATGAAATCCATTCATGCACATTTGTAGGTGCATCTTCATCTCCATCTAGAAAGAATGCAGTTTTGTAATTTTGACCCTTGAACTGTTTATTGATACTTGCAGCTAGTGTTTCAGCTAACGAGTCTTCCAGTTCGCTCTTTTTCTTCGCCATGGTACAGACTCCTATTGATTAAATAAATCATTAAATGCAGTTGCTACATCAGCTGTCTTTTTAGGTTCAGTTTTAGTAGTAGTTTCAGTTTTTGCTTCACCATTGGTTGTCGGTGTTGTAGTATCTGAATCAGCATTTTCTGGATTCATCCAATCTGCTAGTGCCTGTTCTAATTCTTCATAAGTTGGCTCGGGAAATAAGTCTGTAATCTTTATTTGATTCATGACTTTTTCAGCAATGCCTTTATCTTCAGTCGCTGCCGAAGTATTTGGCTTGACTCTGATTGAAGTTTTTGGAAACCTCTCAGTGCCTTCTGCTGGTGTAAATTCTACTGTAATATCTCTACCATTCATTAGGTCGGTAATATCACCGTAGTCTGGGTCTGAAATTATTGAAAGCAATTCTGAGTATACGGTTTTTCCAAACCCCCAAAATTTAACTCCTTCAGATTCTTTACCTCTAACAATAACAGGAACATAAGTTCTCATCTTTGGCTCGATTTTTCTACCCATTATCCATTCGTCTTTATCACCTGTTTTCTTAAGCTTTTCAGCAAATTCTACTACAGGATCTGCATTGCCAACTGTGATAGGCGAAAGCATACTACGCTTTGCGATATCATAATGAAAATACATTTCTAGGAACGGGTTTTCTTTGCGATGTACATAAGGTACAATTCGAATCGTTTGTTTACCTGGATCGGGTTTCCAAAGATTATTTCTTCTGTCGTCTGTCTTGTTTAATTGTGTAAGTTTTGCCTTTATGGCGTCTAAATCTAAACTCATTTTTTACTCCTTTATTAGTTAATTGTTTATATTGTTTAGTTATTAATTATAATATATGTAATTAATTCGTTAATTCAAAGTTATTCGTTAATTATTTTAAAAGTTCTGCATTCTCCACTCATAATCGTCTTTTTTAGCTTGATCATCTTCAGTATTTCCTGGGTTGATTTTATCTTCTATACCGGTGCTATCAAATTTTGTATCTTCTAATCCTCCACCAAATCTAATTCCACTTAATTCTATATCTAATGCTTGCTCTGCTCTTCTTCTATCAGCTGGGTTTATTATATTAATGCTAATTAATTTATTTACTATTTGTTTAACAGCATCGTCTATTTGTTGATCTTCCTGGACGATAGGTTTTTTACCTTGATTTCCAAAGCCTAAATATTTTTCGTTTAATAATGATTTTAATTTCATTATATTCCTTTTGCTTCTAAGTGCTTCATAACTGACTCATCGGTGATTCCATATTTTTCTGCTAATGGCTCATCACCTATGTTGACATATTTAATGCTTCCATCTGGATCTAATTCGATAGTTAAATCTATTTCATCTTTTCCCATTTTAATTTCACAATCAAGTTTTATATCAGATACAAATCTAGTTATATCAAATGAAGGGTGGCCATCGTCACCTGTAATATTTTGATCTTCAAGGTATGCTTCAAGATCTCCTAATACTTCTTCCAAAAAATGACTATCTAATGTTCCTTGTTTTTGTATAG